AACCTGACCTGCCGCAACGCGGCAAAGCAGGGCAAGTTGACCGCCAAGACCGCCTAATAGCGTCTAGGGAACAACTAGTTAATGGTGGGGGTTTCGACCCCCACCATTTCCATATATAAAGGAAACATTAATGCCTAGTTACTATTCTTTTTTGGATAACGGTCTTCCTAAGCCGCCTACGCCGAATCGTGGGCGTACTGGTAAGGTTGTGCCGAAGCCAGCACCAAGGACTCGTCGCAAGCCAAAGCCAAGCGCGTCTGTCCCAGCACAAAAGGCTCCCGCATTTCGCAAGTATCCAGAAGGATATGTCAAGCCATCCCGTACCGCTAGCACCAGCAAGCGTGTACCAGCAGCACGAAGGAAGATGAAGTAATGGCATCTAAGAAGAAGTCCGCTATTCAGGCTCGTCAGGGTCACCCGACTGGCATTATTGACGATGTTGCCCGCCCTATTATTCAAAAGGCTGCTAGGGCTGTAGTTGATAAGACGCTTCCGCGTTCAAACAGCAAAATTGCGAACAAGGCATATTACGCTGCTCGCGATATTGAAAAGAAGGTTGCAGATAAGCGTGTTGCATCTTACCTCAAGAAGGAAGAATCTCTTTATCAAAAGGAACTACAAGCCTTTATGGGGAACAAGAAGGCTTCTGCTAAAAAGGTTAGAAGTTCTGCCAAGAAGCGTAATGTTCTTATAGCAAAAGCGGATGCTGTTGAAAATAGTGGATATTGGTCTAGTCCGCGAATAGAAGCAAAGCATATGCGTCTGGCTAACAAGAAAAATGATAAGATGGCAAAGGCTTTCCAGAAAAGGTCAAAGAACAAGTAATGGCATCTAAGATTCCAAACCCACTCCTCGACGCAATCAACGCAGCCCTAAAGGCTGCTGGACAAAAGACCGTCCAAACCACAAGCAAGTCGGTAGCGAAGACAGCAAAGAAGGCTGCTGGTCGCCCTTCTGTCGTCGCTAAGAAGGCTGCCAAGAAGGCTGCGAAGCCGAAGGCTTCTGCGCCGACTCGTGCTGAAAAGCAGATTGAAAACATTATGAAGCATAACCCGCAGTTCTCTAAGGAACAGGCTGCTCAGGTTGCTGGTATGTCTCGCGAGCAGCGTCGTGAGTTGAACGCTGCGCTTCATCGTGCGAGGACGGAGGCTGCGGCTGCCGAGAAGAAGGCTGGTCGTGAAGCGACGCAGGCTCAGAATCGTATTGAGCATCGTAAAAAGAACGAAGCAAAGATGAATAGTTATCAAAAGTGGAAGGCCGAACAGGCTGCCAAGGCTGAACCAGCCGCTCCTAAGCAGAAGCGGTCGCGCAAGAAAGGTGCTAAGTAATGGCTAGTAATCTTGATGATATTATCCGTCAGGCATTAAAGGCTGGTAAGTCGGCTGCAAAGAAGACTGGAAAAAAGACTGGTTCTGTTTCGCGTGAGGCTCGTAAGGCTGCTAATAAGGCTGAGGCTGCAAGTACGCGTGCGGCAAAGACCGAGGCTTCCAAGCAGGCGCGTGAGGCACGCAGAGGGTGGAATAGGCGTAATTTTAAGCAGGTTACCGATACGGCTGTTTCGCAGCGTTATGGCACTGGCGAATATAAACTTGGCAAGGCTAAGGAAAACTTTGCGACCGATATTGAGCGTTTCAATAAGGTTATTGAGGCAACCAATAAGGAATTACGCCGTGGTGTTGACTCCCCACAGTTGGACAAGATTATTCGCAATGCAAAAACCTATGCGGAAAAAGAAGGTTACACCCTAGACGCATCTGATATTAAGGCTATTACCCAGGACCATATGGGGCGTGCCCGCCGCGCCAATATGACGGCTAAGCGTAACCTTAGAAAAGTTATGCGCAAGTACACCGAAATTGAAAAAGAAGGTGGACAAAAGGCTTTGGTCGACGAAGGCGCGCGCCGCGCACTTCGCCGTGAGTCCAAGGGTCAGTCATTGGTCAAAGAAGTTGGCGATGACAGGTTTGCAAAGGAACGCGAAGTAAACAAGCGTCTTGAAAAACTTGAGCGTGACCGCAAGGATAAGAAGCGTTTGAGTCAAGCCACTTCTAAGATGCGTGGTTCTTCTGGTCCAAGAAAGAAGACAACCAAAAAGGTTAGTGAGCAGGAGTCTAGCAAGCGGTTGCGTCGTGCGCAGGAAGCCAATGCTAAGGATGTTGTTGACCCACGCGTGAAGAAGATGTCTCCAGAGCAGTACAAGCGTTTTAGGAAGCGTGAGGATGAGAACTGGAAGCGTTTGCGTAGCATCCCCAGCCCGTCTAATAAGCGTGGTATGTCTTCTAAGGAGTCTGAAAAGCGTTTGAAGGAACTTGGTGACCAGTCGTTGAATCGTCGTCGTGAACCGAAGTTGCCGCCAGTTAAGCGTACTATTTGGGTTCGCAACAAGGAAGGCAAGTTGGTTCCTAAGCCTAAGCGGAAGTAGTTATGGCTGCTCGTTTTAGGAAGCCGTCCAGCGGTAAGGCTGTTCCAGTAACGCCACGCCAAAACCCAACTGGACCATATACTCCCGAAGATATTGTGGAGCCTGCCGAACCTCGGATGGCTCCACAACCCAAAATGGATAAACTAGATAAGTTTAGTGCGGCTTTGTGGAATGTTCTTTCTGGTTTGGGGGAAATGGGCAAACAGGATATTAAACTGTTGAAGTCAGACCCTGTGGGGGCTACCGTCCGTACTTTGGATGAGTTAACTGTTGGTCAGGCTGCCCGTGACCAGTTCCGTAAGGGTGATTACGCTGGCGCACTCAATAAGTCTGGTGTTGGCAGTATGCTGTCTTTGCCAGAACTTGACCGTCTTGTTAGAGGTAAGGCTAGTATGGCGGATTCTGTGTGGCTTGGTTTAACCTATGCTGGTAGTCCGCTTGTAAAGACCGCTAAAGAGGCTACATCCCTGTCTAAGAAGGCTTTGCTGAAGACTCTTACTAGATTGCCTAAGTAACTAGGGAACATTGGGGCTATTATGATGAAGGGTTCTATTCCAGCGCACGCTTTGTATGGTAAGCCTGTGGACGGCTACCGCCTGTCGGCGGTTGCCGATTCCCGTATTGCTGCCCCATCTGGACCGTATATCGGTCGCGGAGACAAATGTGAGGGCAATGATGATACTTGTGGGGCGAACAAGGTGAAAAATCAGCGTTATTGTGCTGGGCATTTGAAGCAGGTTCGGGCTTTGGCTGTTTTGGCTGATAAGATTGAGGGCGGCGAGTAATGGCTTATAACCAGATGACGGCTGCCGCTTTGCGTCAGACCGTTCGAGATATCACGGATTTGGATGCTGAGGATTTGCCTGATTCGTTGCTGAATCTGTATTTGCGTGACGGCTATTACCGTATTTTGGACCTTGAGAAGCGGTGGCCTTGGCTGGAGAAGACTTTTACTTTTAATACGGTTGCTGAGCAGCGGGCGTACACGATTTCGGCGTTTACGGCTGACCCGATGGCTCAGATTGTGTCTATTGTTGATAATACGAATGTTGGTTTGCGGTTGGATATGGTTGGCTATGATATGGCGGAGACAACCTATGTCGGGTCGTATGACACTAGTGGTGACCCGCTGTTTTATGCTGTGTGGGAAGGCAAGATTCATTTGTTTCCAAAGCCGAACAATGTTCGTACTTTGACGGTTCGCGGTTATCGTGAACCTGTGGATTGGATTACCTCCGAGGGTTATGTGGATGCGTCAGCGAATCTGCATTTTCCGTTGGCGTATTATGCGTGTAGCCGTGTCTATCAGCGTCTTGAGGATACTGTTATGGCGCAGGAGTATAAGCGTTCATTTGATGAGGGCGTGTCACTGGCTAGGGAAACTATTGCTAAGCCAACAAGTCATGCGCATCTGCGACTTAATGCTGGTCAAACTTCGGGTCGCCCGACTTTTAACGGCTGGTTGCAGATGATGGGTAAGAATCTGGGTCAGTAATGAGCCAGATTGCTATTACCGAAGTTTCAGATTTTACTGGTGGTTTGAACTTTCGTGCCGACCAGTTTCAGTTGGCTGCGTTTGAGTCACCTGATATGTTGAATGTAGAGATTGACCCGCGCGGTGGTGTCTTCAGCCGTGGTGGTCAGCATCGTTTGAATACGACTGCGGTGGCTGGTACTTGGGACCCGCAGAAGTTGTTTCCTTTTAGTGGTGATACGCCTACGGTGATGTTGGCTAACGGTACTAAGGTGTATCGTTCCACTGGTGGGAACTTTACGACTCTCCAATATTCCGCTGGTAATGATATTGTTGTTGCTAGTCCGCATGGTGCGTGTTTTGCCCAGTGGGGCAAAACATTATATTTGGCTACTGGTATTTCTGGTAACGGTGGTTATGCTTGGAACACTACCGATACTTATGCCACAGCGTTGACAGCATCGGGAACCAATCCGCATGATTGGCAAACCACGCCCACTACTTCTGAGCGTAAGATGCCAACTGCTGAACATTTGATGGTTCACGCCAACAAGATGTGGGCTGCAAATGTTCATGAGGCTGGTGTGGCTTACCCGAATCGTATTCGTTGGTCTTTAGAGAATGCGCCTGAGAACTGGGACCAAGATGATTATATTGATATTGTTGGTGGTGGTAATGGTGTGACTGGTATGGCTGTTGTGAACGGTCAACTGGTTGTGTTTAAGCCTAGTGCGGTGTATCTTGTCTTGGGTTATGATTCAGCAACCTTTCAGGTTGTTGAACTCACTAATCGTGTTGGTTGTTTGAATCATCATGCTATTGCTCAGGCTGAGGATGGTGTGTATTGGTTTAGCCATAATCAGGGTTTGTTTTTCTATAATGGTGCTGGCCTGCAAGATATGTTTAGTAATCTTCGAACGGCTATCGATTTGAATTATATTAACCCTGCTGCGCATGAAGCAATCAGCGTGTCGTGGGTTGGTCGTCGTGTATGGATTTCTGTTCCGTATTCGACTGAAACAACTGTAACTAATCCGACTGTTAATTTTGTGTTGGACCCGTCCATCCGCGGTGGCGTTTACACCCAGTTCCAGACGACTGGTGGTGTTGGTTTGGTTGGTGGTTGTGACTGGACAGACAATCTAAACAATGACTATAGGTTGATGTGTCATCCAACACAAGCATATGTTATGAAAGTTGATTTGTACTCCGAAGAGTCAGACAATGTTACTGGCACGGAGACAGCGTTCACTAGTTACTATAAGACTCGTTGGTTTGATGGTGGGACTTATTTGCAGAAGAAGATGTTTCGCCGCCCAGATTTCGTTGTGAAGGAATCCGCTTTGGCGCAGAATATTACTGTCAAAGTTTACCATGACTATTCTGAGGGTTCTGGTAACGAGCGAAAGATTTTCACGATTACTCAAACACCTCCTGCTACTGGTTTGTTGTGGGGTTCAGGTTTGTGGGGTGAAGATTGGTCGGTTGGTGCTATCAGTTCGACCGTTCAAAAGGGTCGTAATCTTGGGTTGGCGCGAAGCGTCCAACTTGAGTTTATTGGTCCAGCCAACCAAAAATGGGGTGTCAACAGTATCGGTTATAAATATCAATCACGAAGGGTTAAGGGATAATGGCTACACTTAGTATTCCCAACACATTTGTCAACGGCACTCCTGCCGTTGCCACCGAAGTAAACGCAAACTTTAACGCCGTCAAGGTGTTCGCTGAGGCTGTTGCCGCTGGAACAAACATTGATGACGGTGCTATCACCTACAGTAAGTTGGCTGCTGCCGCAGTTTCGGCATTGTCCACTAGCGGTGATAATGGTGAAGTTATTATTGGTTCACAGGTTTTTGGCTGATGGCTTGGCAAACACCCTTCCTGTCTGTGCTGAGCGGAACCGACAAAGATGCCCTTCAGGCTATCTTTGGTTCGCTTACGAAAGAGTTGGAACGGTTGAGCCGCGAGATTGATGACCTTAAGGTTCAAATGATTGATAAGAATGGGAAAAAGCGATGAGTATGACTGACGCATATTACGGGGATTTTGGTTTGGCTGAGGCGTCGGCGCGTAAACGCCGACTTTCGCAGTCTGTTGCTAACCGTCAAGCAGCGTTTCTTGGTCAGCAGCGTGGACAGCGGTCGCTAAAGGAACTCACTAGGCAACTTACTGAGGGGTTTCGTCCGAAGATGGCGGAGTATGGTTCGCGTGGTTTGGCTGGTCCGAATGTGGCTAGTGGGATTCAGCGTAAGGGTTTGGAGCGTTATGCTGCTGATTTTCAGCGGCAGGTTGGTGAGCAGACTCAGGCTCTTCAGGATGCGGCTAATCAGGCTGTGTTGGATGAGGCTGCGGCTCAGGCGGACCTTGAGGATTATATTAACCAGTTGCGTTTGCAGAAACAGCAAAGCATTATTGATGCGGCTACTGCCTTGCGGCAGTATTCGTCCTACTAGGAGATAGTTATGGCATTCAAATATAATCCTGCTACCAGTAAGTGGGAGCAGAAGCCACAGCCAGGCCCAGGAACCGCTAAGGCTCCACAAGTTAATATTGGTCGTGCGCGTACCCCTAAGGTTAATATTGGTCAGGCTAAGCCTTCTAGTCCGCAGATTGATGCTCGTCCGCCAGTACGGGTGAGTAATCGTCAGACTGGTTCTTCTGGTGGTTCGGGTGGTTCACAGCCTGTTGCTCCTGTTGTGCCTACTGGTCCACAGTTGTCTGAGGTTGTTCCTACTGGTCAGGCTGCTATTGATGCTGCTTGGCAAGCAATTTATGATGAGGCGGATAACTATTACGAAATTACTGGTGAACAGCCCCCTCCGTCTTGGTGGTCAACTAAAACCGCTCAGGTAGAAAATATCCAGAAGCGTTTTGATGCAGAACAAAAGGCTGCTGCTGATGCTGCTAAGGCTGGTGCGTCGGCTGCTGCCGCAGCCGCTAAGGCTAAGGCTGAAGCCGAAAAGGAAGAGCGAGAGCGAGTCCGTAAGGTTCGTGGTGGTCGTGAGGCAGAGTCTTTCCTTAGGACGCAGGCTGAAACCCGTAAGGCTGAGATGTTGAAGCGTGTTGCCGATTTGTACGACCCACTCAAGACTAAGACTGATGAGGATATGGCTCGTATGCTTGAGGCCGCTTCTCAGGCTTATGATACCGCTGAGGGTCAAGTTAGGGCTGCTGGTGAGGATTTCACTAAGGGTTTTACGCCCTCTAAGGCTTATAGTGAGATTCCTCTTTCGACTTATACTACGGCTGCTAATCCTCTGCTTGCTGCGTTGCAGCAGCAGGGTGCTGGTACTGGTGATGTTACAGCGGCGACAGAGGAGGCTAACCAGTTTATGGCTCAGCAGTCTGCTTTGGAAAAGTGGGCGGCTGGTCAGTTGAATGTTGGTCAGCAGAATTATGATACCGCCGTCCAACAGGCTGCTCGTGGTGGTTTGGCTGCGGCTCTTCAAGGTTTGGCTGGTCGCCGTGCCGATGTTAAGACTGGTATCGAGCAACAATTCGCTGATGCGCTTAGCAAGATTGCTCAGGAACGCACTGGTGCTGAAAGCGATGTTGATAAGACTATTGCTGACCTGCTTGCTGAGGCTGATAAGGTTCGTGCCGAAACGACCGCTGATTATGGCAATCTGCCGAAGGAGGAGCCGAAGGAGGAGCCGAAGGCTCCAACTGTACCTAAGCAGACCCCTAAGACGGCTCCCAAGCCTGTGGTTCAGCCTGCAAAGGGAACAACCTCCGAAGATAAGGAGAAGAAGAAGAAGGCCCCATTGCTTTCTTCTACTATCAGGAGAAGTTAATGGCTGTCACACCATCACCGTTTTCTAAGACGGCTAGCAAGGCTCTGCCCAAGGGATATGGGTTCGACGAGAATGGTAATCCGATTTATGTTAAAGCGGATGGGACTATTCGACAGTTGGGTGTTGGCGGTAAAGGTGGTAAGGGCGACGGTAAAACGACCTTTGCTCAGGAACAAACCCGTTTAGAAAACAGAACTAAGCAGGTTGTTTCGGGGTTGGCTGCTAATTCTGCTTTGAGTTTTGCTCAGCAGTCTAAGGCTCGTGCCGCCGCATTGGAAATTGCGGCTGGCGGTAAGGCATCCGTTAAGGATAGGGGGGTTTTGGGCGACCTGCTTAGCGCAGTATCCAAGGTTCCTGTCTCCGCCGCGAAGGGTGCATTCAACATCTATTCCAAGGCTGTTGAGCCATTCCAGTCTGCTGGTCAATCCTTCACAAAGGAATTGACCGACTTGATGTCAGGTCGTGGGTTCAGCCTTGACGACCTTGTTGCGCAGTCGCGCATGGATAACTTTAAGGCTGCTGATGCACTGGGCATTAAGAATAAATGGGTTCGTGGTATTGGCAACTTTGCGTTGGATACTATTTTTGACCCAACAACTTATTTGACTTTGGGTGCGAGTGCCGCCTCTAAGGCGACACGATTTGCTTTGGCATCCAAGGCTGCTTTGCTTGTGCCAAAGTATCCAGAACTTAAGCCTTTGTTGTCTAATGTTGCTCGTTATGGTGCTACGGCTATTCCCAAGAATATTCGTGAGGCTGAAGGTATTGCCGCTGGAGTAAAGTATATGGGTAAGGAAATTCCTTATACTAGTGGTTTGGCTAAGGCTTGGCGTTATACTTTGGCTCCTGTCCGCGCAACGATTGGCGATGTTGTCGCAAGTACTGGTCCTGGTCGTTTGGCACTACAAAAGACTACTACTGAGTCTTTGAAGGATTTGACTCTTAAGGGTTTTGGTCGCGCTGCGACACAAAACATTTATAAGCCCGAGTTTGTTCAGGGTCTTATGGAGATGTCTGCTAGCGATTGGGCAAAGGGTACATTTTCGGCTACGCTACGACAGTCCATTGGTGAAATTGCTACCATGATGGACAACGCCCGCGAAGCGGGGTTGACCGATGAAACGATTGGTCAAGTTTACCGCGCTATTGAACATGGCAGCGATGACGGTCTGAGCGAACCAGCAAAGGAAGTTTATTCGGCCTACAAGGGTTGGTCGAATAAGTTGCGGAACGAAGTTGTTGCGCTTCAACGCAATCTTAGCGACACCTATGGTTTGACTGTAGCAGAAATGGGTTATATTGATAACCACATTTTCCATAAGATTACACCAGAAGCAAAGGCATGGACTCTTGGTAGTGATACCGTTACTCGTTCGGGGTATCGTTCAGCGGAATTGACGGAGCGTGATTTGCTGGAGTCTAGTGGTACTTTAATGTTCCGCAAGATTCGCCCACCCGTGGTTGATGAGGCTGGCAATGTTATTAGCAAATCCAAGTTCCTTGGACGAGAAGTTGACGACGCCACGATTGACGGTCTTAATAAGATTTCGATGGAGGAAGTCGGATTCAAATGGTTTGAGGATGACCTTGGTTCGATTGCGCAGGGCTATGCTGAAAGCATCGCCCGCGCCAAGAGCCGTATTGCATATGTGGACCGCGCTATGGCGTTCGGTGCAGATGCTATCAAGCCAACAATCATCAAAGAGATTGTTAAGGATGAAGAACTTGTTGCCGACTTGACCCGTATTAGCAAGATTCTGACAAAGACACAGAAGTCTCTTAGGGCGAAGGTGCGTAATCAGGCTAGGTTGGCTGGTACGCGTGAAGGTGTAGCATCTGCCGCTGATGATTTCGCTAAGATTTTGGATGATGTTCTCGAGGGTCGTTATGTTGAGAAGACCCTTAGGGATGGCGAGATTGATGATATTACGAATCAGTTGGATGAGGTTTGGGATATTATTGAGTCTGCCCGTTTGAAGAGCCTTAGGGTTTCGCAGGATGCTAAGGGTGAGTTTGATGATTTGTGGGGCGGTTATCTTCGTGCCGCCGAGGAGTTGCGTGATGCGTTGGCTGGTAATACTTCTAGCCGTTATGCGTTGCTTCAGGATTTCCGCACCGAGTATGCCCGTTTGGCTGGTGTCTCCGCTGATGCTTCGGAACTTGAGGGCAAGAATCTTGAATGGTTTGCTGAGCGTATTAAGCGTATGATGAATGGCGGTAAGTCTGAACCAAGGGAGCAGGCACGCTTGTTGGCTGAGCGCACGCGGTTGCGTGCGTCATTGGATGAGATGCCAAGTGGCGCACAGTTTGATTCTAGCCGTCAAAGGATTGTGGATGAATTGGACCGCGTAGACAGGGAACTGGAAGCGGTGCGTGTTTTGGGTGATGTCCGTGAGTCCGCTAGTTACGCTAATGATGGTGTGATTTGGGGTTCTGTTCCCGATGCCACTGATGTTGAAGCACCATTTCAGGTTTGGACAACCAAGCCTGTTGATGATGAGTTTGGTACTTTTAGTCGTATGCCTGACAGTTTGATGGGTCATGCTATCCCCGAAGAAGATTTGGTGGATTTGCGCAATCCCGAGATGATGCAAAGTTTGTTGAGTGCTGATACTATTTCTGACACCATCAATAGGGTTTGGCGTGAAGCCGGCATTGAGGACCCAACTTGGGCTAGCGTGGTTGATTCTGCTATCGCTAATGGTGGTGTTGTTGATGATACGCTTCGTATTGTCAGCCCCGCTAAGGCTGATTTCCTTGAGGGTGTTTTTGATTTCCAGCGCATGATTGATGACGCGGTTGAACAGGGCGTGGATTTGACCGAGTTTGAAATTGAAAGTTTCTTCGGTTGGTTGCGTGAGAACTTTCAGGCTGTAGCCGCCGAGTTTTCCATTGATAACAGCGATGTCGTTGCTGACACGATGCTGAATAACTTTATTCGTGGGATGACCGATGATGCTGTTGATAGCGGTTTCCGTGGTTCACTTGTTCCTATGCGCACTATTTTCCCCGATTTGGATGGCATCAGTTCGGAGTGGGCTGTTGTTCTTCCGAAGGATACGCCGACCCCTGCGGTTGGTATGGGTTTGACGGACGAGTGGCAGTCTGTTCAGGACAATCCGTTGGCTCGTAAGTTGTTGGATGGTTCTACCGAGTCTTATGAGTTGGATTTGATGTCGCAAGGCGATGCCTTGCGTACAGAAGGTTTGGACCTTCAGGCTCTTCAGCAGTCTCGTGACGAGTTGGCTAAGCAGTTGGATTCTATTACGAATCCCGCTGATGAACTTTTGGACCGCGCAAGAGCAGCGAAGACAGTCAGGTATGGGGGTCGGGATATTCCTGTCAAGAAGGCGCGTAAGCAACTGGCTGCTATGGATTCTGTCCTCGCTAGGGAAACAAATAATGTCAACCGTCAGGTTGACAATGTGCTGGCTGGCGAATATGGTTTGTCTGGCGAGGCGGAATCTCTTATGATGTCGCTTGAGGAAAGTTTGCCGCTGGTTATGGATAATGCTAGGGCGATGGATAATTGGGATGCGACTATGGGCCGCATGATTGAGAATGAACTTGAAGGTATACGGTTGTTGTTGTCCCGTAAGCCTGCTAAGGGTTCGACTGGTGCGAGTAACGCGGCTTGGGTTAAGCAGGTGCAGCGGGCTTTGGATAATAGTGCGCTGCTGGACTTTGACCCTACCCTTAAGGATGCTTATGACCGTGTGGTTGCCCTGGTTCATAAGGGTGAAGTCGAGTTGGGTAAGATTGATGCGGAGTTGTCAGACACTTTGTTGAAGTTGACGAAGGCTCAGGCTGGTGAAATTGGTAAGATTATTTGGGAAGATGCTGACCGTGGCTGGAAGATGCTTGAAGGCATGGGTGTGCAGGTTCCTCAAGAAGTTGCTGATAGATGGGGTCCGAACCTGAAGAAGTTGCGTGACACGGCTGAGGCTGAGAAGTTTTGGAAGTATGTGTCTGCGCTGAATAACTATTGGAAGCGTTATGTTACCGCCAGCGTCGGCTTCTTTATGCGTAACGGGTTCTCTGGAACCTTTATGAATTATGCTGATGGTGTTGGTTTGCCTGAAATGCGTGAGGGTCTGCGTTGGGCTTTCGCCCAAGCAGAACGAAAGGGTAAGATTCGTGACGGTCGTACCTATGCTAACTGGATGGAACGCGCAGGTATTGTGGGTGCTGATGCTGAAGCAGAAGCAGAACTTGTACAAAGGATTGTTGCCGCGGCAGGGCGAGGACAGTCCGATGATATGGCACTGCCAGCGTTCGGTCTTGAGGGCGCAAAGGGCAACATCATCAAGCGCGGTAGCAATGCCTATTTGGGATTCTACAGCCGTAAGAATGACCTTGTTGAGAACGCGTTGCGTATCCCGATGGCGTTGGATTCGGTGCGCCGTGGAATGAGTTTTGATGAGGCTGTGGCACGCATTAGGCGTGTCCACTTCGATTATACCGATTTGTCCACTATGGACGAAAAGGTTAAGCGTGTTGTGCCGTTCTGGATTTGGACGAGCCGTAACATCCCGTTGCAGGTTACGCAGATGATGACTCGCCCTAAGGCTTATGTTCAGTATGAACGCCTTAAGCGTGAGTTTCCTGTCAATGCTGAGTTGATGGTTCCGTCTTGGATTCAGAAGTACGGCCCGCTTGGGGCGGGCCTTAATGCGGTGATTACACCTGATTTGCCGATGACGCGGTTGGCTGAAAATTTGAAGCAGATTGCTACACCATCAGGTTTGATTGGTCAGATGACACCATTGTTGCGTGTGCCAGCAGAGTTGTGGCTTGGCAAACAGGTGGCTTTGGATATTCCGTTTGGTGATAAGCGCACTGCCAACGGTGTTGAGGCTGCGCTTGGTAAACTGTTGAAGGGTTTGACGGGGACAGAGTACGCAGAGGTTGACCCCGATAGCGGTAAGGTGATGATTGACCCGCGTGTAACTTATGTTATTGAACAGGCGTTGCCACCGCTGGCACAAGCGTTTCGCTTGTCGGGTGGCAAACTGGGCGGTAAGGAATCATTGGAGGAGCGTTGGCTGTCCTCAGTGCTTAACTGGTTCGGTATCCCTTACAGGCAGATTGGTGAAACCCAACAGCGTGGTGAAGCAATTAGGCGTCAGTTTAACTTGGGTGAACTTGAATCAGAGTTGAAGAAGATTATTGAATCTAATCGTCAGAATCCTTAGATTCCAACGCTTTCTTTAGTTCGCCCATAATCTTGGAGTATTCCATCCATGATGCTTTTTGGGCTGCACGCGAACCAAGGTTCGCTTTATTCCAAAGGTTAATCAGTTCCTTGGCACTTAGGACGCTGATGCCGAACTCAACAATGAAGCCGTCTTCGTTGTCGGCTATCATTTGAGTAAAGATGCCCTCGAGTTCTGTAATGTCGTCGGGGTCAAAGTCTTCTTCGTTCATTGGTTTCTCAATTCTACTAGTTTGTCTAAGGCGCGTTTGATTTCGTCTACGCACGCCACATAGGTTCGTGGAGCGTCATGCTCCACGAGTTCACTTCTCAATAGTGCTAGTTGGTTCTCCAGCGTTTTCAGATTCGTTTTCCGTGATGCTGTCATAGATTGCTGATGCCATTCCTTCAATGATGTTGTCAATTCCTACGCCCTCGGGCAGTTGTATTACGCTGCGCAATGCGTCTTGCATGAAGACTGTAATGCTCATTAGCGTTGCGACAATGAACTTGTCGTCAATAAAGATTTCGTTGTCGCCAACCTTGTAGCGTTTTCCTGTGGTTCCGTAACTCATGCTTTCTCCTTAAGTTGTAGATGGAATGAATCGTTCTGTAACATTAGGGCTATCATGCTGTAGCCTACGATATCAATGTATGAATCCTTGAGGGATTCGTTGTGGACTGCTGGTTCACCGACTTTGGTCAGGTTTTTGATTCGGGCGATTTTGTCGCATACTCGGATGCCGACTCCGATTGTTCCGAAGTTCGTGATGTTTTTGTGTCCGTAATCGTGCTGCTTTCTGCATACAATATCCACCATTTCTTTCTTATTGAACGGTCCGTGGTTTTCTTCCAGCCACTTGATTGCCTGCACGCCAGCGTGCGAGATAACCATTGTGGCAAGTTCCAAGTCGTCAGGCTCATACTGTCCCCGCTGAAGCGAGGTCACCCACCTGCTAAGGTATGTTTCGATTGGGTCAAACTTGTTAGGGTCAGCGAGCGTTGTAGAGGCTTCTGCCACAAGTGAGTCCAATGCGCCTTCCGCCGCGGAGTTAAAGTTCTTATAGTTCGTCTTCATTGTCGTTGTCTCCGATTCCGTATTTTGCTTTCAGTAGTTTCATTAGTTTGGCGTCACTTCGTAACGCCGCCTCTAGGTTTTGCATTGCTTGTTTTGTTTTACGCCAAGCATAAGACTTGGCGTTGAGTCCGATTGCTCGTGCTGCGTACTCAAAGGTTCTGCCCTCTAGGTAGATTAACTCTATCATACGCTGGTCAATGTCGGTCAGCGAAGACAGTGCCTCGGCAACCATGTCGCTGATATCGCTGTCATCGCCAACATAGTTTTCGGTTGCGTTGGGTTGCATCAACCATTCAATGCTGTCGCTGTCGTGCTGTGTTTTGTCTTCCCAGTCACGCTGGTCTAGGTATAGTCTAAGATTTGGGGGTATCATAATCAGGGTTAATCATCATGTCCATAACATCTGCGGGTTCCAGCAGGAATCCCGCGGACGGGTTGGAGGATTTGTTGGCGAACTTCTTGTAGTTCTTTTTGTTGAATCTTTCTTTGTTGGCTTTCAGGTATCTCTTTAGGCGTTTGACATTGACGATTACGAACGCTCCGTCAAGCGTGTATACATAGACCCACCATTCGGCTTTCGTAACTTGAAGCCCCGATGGTTTCCATATCGGATTCCCATTTTCGTCTTTACGAAGTCTAGGATTGTGTTCCATTTCCACGACCATACGCCCATTACGATAGCGGTCGGTTTTAACTTCGAATGAGCCTTCTCCGATTTTGTCCAAGAATTGTTCGACAAGTTCTTCTCCTTTGTGTCCAAACTTTAGGTCTGTTTCCCAGTTGTATCTGCGTTCAGGTATGTCATAATCTGAGTTGTTGTTCCTCATTGTTTTACCGCCGTTATGATTGTTACTTGCTTGTCGTCCAGCCATGCTACTCCGTTCAGTCCGTCCATCAGTAGTTTCACATAGTTGTCCAAGTCGCCTCGCAACTTTGATTCGTTACCGTTGAGTTCAGTTACTACAATGTGTGTACCATCAGGTGTAAATAAGCATTGGAGTTGGACCGTGCCTTCAAAGCACGGTCCGTCCCACGCCTCCCTGATTATTGCTTCTGCGTCCAGTGTTGTCTTCGGGGTGAAGACACGCCCATAACGCGTCATGCGTGGGCGACCCTTTGGGATGGGTTTAACTGGGACGAAGATTCCGTGTTCGCTCATGGCTTACCGTGAGTCTGTGTGAACACATGGAATGGTGCGCCAGTACCTGAATCAAACTTTGCACTAATAGCCAAAGCCTTCAGGATGCACTGCTTGGCGACAGGGATTGTTAAACGCTTCTTATCGGTTAGAGCCTGGAGTGCGCCTAGGCCATAATCGCTGCCAGACCCGATAGCGTATAAGCGGTTGCTGTCCATGTCTGTGCCGTAATCGTCATCAATCTGATAGATGACCCCGTTGACCACCATAAGGGTATCAATAGGGGTTTTTGCTACTTCACTGTCGTATTGTGGCAGACCGATGCCGTTGCTTTCCAGCACCGCCTTGTAGGCGGGGATGAATTGGCTGACAACAAACTTGTTGAGTTTGATTCCTTGTGTGCGTGGGGGTGCTGGTGGCGTGAAGGTGTGTTGGACGATGTTTGCGCCACGGGTGTATCCTGCTATTGCCACTAGGTATTTGCCGATGGACACAACTTTGGGTTGTGTTGATTTGCCGATGCGTCCGTCATCGGTTGACCATTGTGAGTCGGCTCCGATTACAGCCCAACCGTCACCTTGTACCGCTAGTATGGTTGTCACTTTTTGCCGCCTTTAATAACTTTTGCCGCCGAAGCCTTGTTGCTAACCTTCTCATAGGTTACGGTTCCATCGGCGTGTGTAATCTTTATATCAGATGCTTTGGGGATGCTTGCCCAGAATTGTCTGGTGCGTTTACGCTTAGCGCGTTTTGGTGCGTCGAATGCTCTCACGAATGTACCCTGACTACTATCTTATCAATTTCCAGTTCACCATCAGGGCGCAGATAGTATTTGCCCCAACGCTGGTCAGCCGTCTTCAGAACAATCTTGGTTTGGCTGGGGTTAAGCCCAGTGTTGGCACACTCATAAGCCAACTTAACTAGGGTGCTGGAACGGTCACGGCCCTCGAGCGGACCGTCACGCCATATAACCTTGCCCAAGGGTGATAGGACGCTCATAGCGTCATCGAGCGTAGCATCGTACTCGTAACCGCCGAACTGGCGTTCGGACGGTGCTGGTGGCACATACATATCAGCGATACGCTGGAGCAGTGCTGGTGGTGTACGATTGACATAAGCCAACTCTAGGAACACATCCAATGGTACAACATTGCCTGTGTCGTCAAGCATTCGTTGGCGGTCTGTGTCGTTGTCAAGATAAGCGTAGGGTAGGCGAACATAGTTGCCGTACTGTCCACGCTTGAGGGTGGTCTGCTTGGGATTGACCTCGGTTGTAGGAACCTCGGCAACATTACAGGCAACAATCAGAGCATGACGCATAGTTTCAGCGGAGACAGGTGACAGGGCGAAGACCCAAACATGATAACCCTTGGAGCGTGAACGCTCAATCCAAGAAGTGACACCTGCCTCCACCAATGCGGAGCGTAATGCGAATGCGTGTTGTTCTGCGTCTGCTGTGTCAAAGTCTACGCAACCCCACGCAACATAATACTGGTCGTCACCGCCACGCATCATCGGATAAACACCGATGGGCTGGTCAATAAAGTGTTGCTCTAGAATGTTGGGGGTGAGTGGCTGCTTTATGCAGCCACCCTCATTGGAGCCGTATACATCGCCACGACCACGGAACAGTTCCGCAAAACGCACTACCTGATTCATAGTTCACCAATCTGCTAATACATCCGCTACGGTTAGTTGTGTCTCTGCCAAATCCTCGGAAGACTGTACCTTGGGTCGGTCATCACGGTATGGTAACACACCGCTTTCCAACCTAGAGAGCCTGCCCGTACCTGACTCAATAACGAAGTCCATATCATCCAGCAACTGTGACGCGGGACGCTTACACTTCACAAGGTTCAGCGTGACAGTATCCTGATGGATACGCAACTCATACTGAAGCGACTCAATCTTTTCGATAATACGCTCGGTGTTGGTTGCCCTGTCGAGTTTTTCTTGGAGTTCACGGATATGGCCCTCAATCTCGAATCGCTTACGGCGCACACCGATAATGTGGGTAGCCTGCTGTTCACCACCGAACGCACCTGAACTAATGGTCATCTTCTTGCCGTCAGCACCTGCTGTACGGGATGACTGGTGCAACACAAGCAACGGTACATTGTGACGCTTGCCGAAAGCCTTGATACTATTGGCTTTGCTAGGTATGTCTTCGCCACCACCAGTAATCAAATCCAAGTAGTCCACAACGATTAGTTGTGGGTCACCGATAGCATCAGAGTACTCGGCTAACGCACGCTCCATATCAATAAGCGAAATCGTTTGGTCAAAGACAGCCAAGTTAGGGAAATACTCTAGGGCTGTATTCCTAAGAACGCTAATGGCTTCATGGTCGTTATTGGCTACCTGCTGCTCAAGCATATTGGCATCAAGTCCATGTGTCACACACGCCAACTTAATCAGCGTCAAAGTGCGTGGCTCATCAGGACAGAAATAGACAACACGCTTATCACGGTTCGCCACTAGAATCTGAAGCAACGCCAGCGTCTTACCCGAGTGGCTGTAGCCGTTAATCAGGCACATTTCGGACGGGGCGATACCACGCATTTGTTGGTCAATGTCTGCGAACCCCAAATAGATTCGTTCGTGTGGTGTCTGCGCCCAGTGAACATAATCATCTGCCGCACGCACCAAAGGTACATAATAGTTGAATGAAGCCTTAGACGAAGTGGGCGGGGAGATAAGTTCTCCCCGCCCTGCCTTTGCCCAACGCTCCTTGTAATCAGGAGCCATTAGTGGTTACCGCTTTGCTCGTGGTTCCCAGAACGCCTTATCGCCGTTCACAGCCTTAAACCACGGACGCTTAGGATTGACCGCCAAACCATCACGGTTATCCCAAACTTCAGTGACGCCAGCCTTAGCGCACTCGGTGTTCAGCCACGCTGGAATTGGTCCGTGTTGCTTGCCCTTGATACGCACCTGAAAGCCACCGCTGGTTGGCTGAGGGGCAACCTCAACCGCACCAAAAGCGTCAGTAAGCATAGCCTCGGGGGCAACAGACTCGGCATCAACCGTCATACCCATTGACCCGAACAGAGCCTCGGAAACAGCCTCAAAGGCTGAAATCCAATTCCCCACATTGGTCATGGTATCACTGGTCTTGTCCGTCAAATCGGCAGCAATCTTGCCTGCGACCTGAAGGATGATGGACTGGTCTTTGGACACACTCATGTGTACCTCCCTGTTGTTGTTTATATTACAAGACTAGCAGATGCTAGTCATTCATATTGAATGCGCCCTTACAGACGCTCCAATAAGAACACCAATTTGCCGAACACAACGCACTGGAATCATTCATAACCCAGTTCCGTTGGGTAGAGGTGGCAAGAGCAGAATGCAAAGCACCACCAACGCTATGCTTAAGCCAATTATGATGTGCTTCGTTGCGGGATATAGAAACAATCTGATGCTTAGGAACATCACCACGCACCATAACACCGTAGTTAAATCCAACATTTTCAATATCCTTTCGCTCAAACGCAACCGCGTAAGTATAGACGGTCGGCTGGATAGCCGACTTTTGTTTCTCCTTAGCGTAATAGGCTTTGCTGGCAGTCTTCCAGTCCCAAATCACACCGCTAGGGGTCAGATAATCCATTGTGCCTTCGAGCCACACCGCATAACCCTGAACCACAATACCCAGTGGCACACGAAAGAACTTCTCAACCTCGCCACCCAACTCTACCTCGGGCAGAATACCCTCATAGAAAGCCTCAGTCATGCTGGCTAGATAGTCGGGAATCTTGTCTCCGTCAATGTTCGTTACCTTGTGTGGCTGTTTGGCAAGTTCATCAAACTTGCCTGAAACAGCCTGTAACATTTCTTCACGAGAGGAGGCGGAACCGCCAAGCACCGACTCAATACCGTGGTGCATGGCGGTTCCGATAATGGTAGCATCAGAACCAGTACGAAACTCAGGGCGAACAATACCCAATCTAGCCCGTTCAGGACAGATAGCAAGGTCATTCAGCCAAGACTGTCTAACATATACTATCTTATTAGCAATATCTAATTTCATATCTTCTCTTTTCTAATAGACAGCGTAGACAGTGGGGTGAGGGACTGTTGTCCCGAACCCCTAGAAAAAGTATACCATAGCCAGTCATCCATCTGTCTTCGCTGAACGGATACCTCTAAACAGTTTCTTGTAGAACTTCATAGTATTGACACCAGTTTTGTGGTCACGACCTATCTTGGCAAAGTTGGGTTTATCTGCCAGACACGCGTCACATAATGACTGAAACTCTTGTTCGGTCATTATGTGACGGGCCTTGTTTACCGTAACAGCCTGAATAAACTGAGGCAAGGACAAACCCAACTGGCGGATAATGTCCAAGACGGGAACCTCAGGATACTGCTGGCTGTACGATAATACGCTATCACGAATCAACTTCCAGTTCTCAAGATTATTGACACCTGAAAACTCGAGGGGTGGGATACTGTCTCCGTCAAAAGCAATGTAACCGCCAGTGGACACAAACTGGTCGTGGATATCAACAAGCCTAGTTAGATAATCCAACATTGTTGTCTTGTCCCACTCATGGTCAGTGCCGTCAGTGTAACCCAAGATTTCGCACAAGCGTTCTCCAAGCCACATATCGTAGACGGCATCTTTCGTGATGGTAACCCCGATAGGGGTGACATCACACAAACAGTCTGTGTCCATACACATTACTTTACCTCGTCAATCTCATCAACTAGTGCGAACTGTGCTGCGTATAATGATTGGCGGGCAAGGTCGGTTTCCAATTCCATGTAACCGATTTCTGCCGCCTTATCTTGGTCGTCCGCATACACATCCATAGTGTACACGAAGTTTAGTCTGAACTTCTTTATCATTATTCTTCCTCCTCTGAACCGAACAATTTTGTCCAACAATCGGGGTGAACTCCGCTAATCATCTGCTCACGCAATGCCGGCTCTAGGTCGGGAAACGCTTGCTGGATAAGGATTTCCCCGATATGCCACCTGTCAAGTGCCATCTGTGCCTCAGGGGTATCGGGCAACTGCACGATACCCCCAGTCTGACACACCAAACATTTCTTGGTGACAACTTTCATCACTTACCTCCATTCTCTAGGAACTCGTCAATCTCATCAAACAAAGT